AAACAATATGCAACTGTCGGTGGATTTGTTGGTACTCACCACCATCCTTCCAGGAAGAGTCCAATGTCTATTGCAAGATTGGTCCCTACTCAAAACTAAACCAAGTGTCTTCAGCCATTCGGCCATAACCCTCTCAGTCCATGCCTTTAGCCCTCTTAAGCTATGTTCAGCCAGACAGATAATCATACTTCGAATTATAATTATGTTTTGCATATTGTGTTCTATTATACACTATTCCACCCTTTTGTCAAGCGTAGGATAGCCAATATAAGTTAAATTCTTTCCTTCGTATTTTTGCCATTCCTTGATAGGTTCTGCAATCTTACCTTGGTCAGGATTCACCTTATAAAACTGTACTTCAGGATTCCAGTCCATCAATGTGTACCATTGGTCTACCCAATTCACATGAGGCGTGGCTCCTTGTTCTTTTGGTACATAGTTTTTTGTACCAGCAAAGATGTTATTTACTGTTGTGGTTTCTGATACTAAATCATGTCCTATCATGTAAACTTCCTTTGCACCGTATTTCTTAATGGCAATATGACCTGACATTGGACCACACGCCCAACCAAGGTCTTTACCGTCACCTAAGTCACTAATACTATGTGACCTGTCATTCTCATAAATCCAACTCACATAACTAAAACTTTTATTAATCTTTTCTTTATTTCTGGTTTTATCTTGTCTAATTATATTCACAATTCCAGATAAATTAGAGCCGTGCATAACAAAATTAGTAGCATTACCTCTATCATTCTCATATAGACCGTCCCATTTCTTTTTAACATCATTTACTTCGTTGATGTTTAGGCCAGCATATAACATCAATTCATAATGTAGAGCTGGCACTTTTGTCCAATTTCTACCATAGAAATCTATCTCACTTGCAATACCAGTTTGATATGCTTCGTGCATAATGCCATTATCAACACACACTAATACATCTGGTTTAAATTCTCTATAAAGAGCATTGCAACCCATTATAGTACCTTTGCCTCTTAACTTATTGAGGTCAAAACCTAATCTACTTGTTCCGTTCCCTATACAGAATGCTTTACCAGCCATATTCGTCCTCAGGATTCATTAATTACCAAACCAACTATTCATAATACCTACACCATAGATTGCCACACTTACTGCATTTAAAACAATTAATGCTCTATCATGCCATAATATACCAACAACTAACCATGCTATCATACCTACTAAAGCTACATATAAGTTTAAAGGAAATACATTTGCTGAAGTCATCATCATTGCAACTATTAAAAATAAACTACCTGTCCATTTTATATACCATGATAGGTCATATCTTGGTGTTACTTTTTTAAATACTCTACTACTATTTAATTGTTTTATTTTTTCGTCTAGTTTCTCTTTAATAGGTTCTATTGTCATAATCCACTTCTAAATAAATCTCATTGCTACTAACCAACCAAATACATTTACTATTGTAAAATATCCAACTAACATTGTTGGCCATGCTAGTTTTCTTCGCCAATGTGCATACACAGCTGTCAAACTTCCAATGAAGTAACCAGGATAGATGTATCTCATATCAGGATTATCTGCTGTAATGGCCATTGTCATACTTGCTACAAGTATAAAAATGAAACTAGCCATTTCATAGTAAAATGCTACCTTATCCGACCGATAAGATGATAACCAAAATTCTTTTATTGTGTTCATACAAATATCTCCTTCATAATCAATTTACATTCTGTGTCATTATATATCACAAAAGGTTTTAGTTTGGCAAGCCTCATTGCAATTTTAGGCCAAACAACTTTCTCTGTAATTGTCTTATCCCAATTTTTAAAATACGATAATACTGAATCAAGAATGATGGCGGACTGGCTATCAATTTTCCCTTGAATAAGTAAACGCAAAACTCGTGGATGTTGTCCATTATTAGAAACAAAGCCATCATTAAGAGAAATGCCATCGCTGATAAACCTATCATTAAGTAAGCTACAATCGCTTCGAAAATGGTAATTAACCGATTCTTTGTACTTTCTAAACCGTAAAAATGTTTGATTGTATTCATCTTCTAATAATTGTTTTGACCATACTCTTTCATTCTTTGCAAAATTACTTACGAAGAAATCGACAATCTCATCCTCTTTATACTTTTTACTAAGCTTGTGAAAAAAATACCTATCGTTCCTAGATGTAAATGTATCCAGTTTCGCATTGATTTTACCCTCGTACTTGATAAAATCATAATTAGGCGTACTAAAATGTAACTTGATGGCCAAGTAAGTTTTATATACTGCAAATCCGTCATACATTACGGTTCTTTCTAAAGTACCTACGCCATAATGCTGACCTAGTCATTGACACTACGGTAAATATTAATGCAATACCCATACTATCAAATATACTAGGGTGTAAATCAAATAATGGAAATATTAATAACTGTATAAGAACAGCTAATATAAAACCACTACCTACATCTATTACACTTTCAAATATATCTCTAGTCATTATTCAATTTGTATTCAAAGTTTTGTGATTGGTCATTTATATGCACCTGTTTAGCACCATTCTTAATATGAAAATGAGTTGCCATAGGTGTCAAAGGTGATAGAGTTACCAATCTAGCAAAATTTTGTTTATCTGCCCACTCAGCCAACTTATTAATTATCTCCTTACCTGCACCTCTTTTCCTAGACCATACAGTATAAGCAACTAAAATTTCGCCTCGCTGACCATCTTGGTTGGCAGCTTGTGACATATAATCCATTTCCCTTACTGTATGAGGAACCTCAGGACAAAATGCAACACAAACAATCGCCTCAATCTCATCATTATGTTGTAGGCCAAATATTTTACGGCCTTGCATAATACGAAAACCAAGGGTCAGCTCAGGTCTTACAGGATCCTCAGATACATCAATGTCATCTAGTTCAACAAGTTCAGTAACTTTGACCCATTTAAAAAAATCTTCTATACTATCTTTAAATTTTTTCATCTAATAATTCTCTAGCACTTATTGGAAAATGGTCTCTTAAATGTTGAGCCATTTGTTGTGTTATCATTCTTGTTTCTTCTTGCGAATCAGGTTTATTTCTAAGATTACATACTCTAGCAAAAGCCATTAATGAACCTGTCCAATACCACTCTGTCATCATATTTTGTGGTAAAATCATTCTTGCCATTTCTGGAGCAATACCCTCATCAATCATTTGGTTATACATACCCTCTGCTTTTTCCATTAAGTATGATATATCAAATTCTAATTCTTTTTCACTTGAACCTTGTTTAGCATTTTCAGGAGCACCTCGCCAAATAAATGGTACATAAAATTCTGGTTTACTATCTACATATCTTCTACTGACTTCATTCCATACTAAACCTACTTGATGTTTTACAAGTTGTCTTGCAACAAACACAGGTGCCTTAATTAAGAATTGTACTGTAGTATGACCAAATGGTGACCAATGGTCATGGGCTGCAAGATATTTAATTAACTTCTCATCTGATTGGTCAATAACATCTTTCTTTTTGGCGAATGAAACACGAGCTGCATTTACAACTGATAAATCACCACCCATTTTGTCAATAAGTTGTATGTTCATTATATTGGTAACTTTCCTTGTGGTGCTGAAGATGAATTCTTTAACAACCTTAAATTGGTTGCGTCAACTTTGATTTTCTCTTTTAGTGATTTGGAAATAAGTTTTCCAACTGTACCTGGATCCAGGTCATTTTCTTTACAAAATTCTAAGATGGCGTCCATAAGACTACATCTTTTTTCTTTTGCTAACTTCTCTATTTTTATACTAAATTCTTTGCTATTCATGTAATCATTATACCATATAATTAATAAAAGTCAAGCGTGAGTTTATTCTGTTACGAGGAAAACTCACAAAACCCTAAGCAGTTATTAAGCTGCTAATGCAAAGGTATTATCGTTTGCGTTTAATTAGCATTTAAGGTTGCCACCTATTAATCTCTTACAATTTTCTCAACACCTGTCGAAACCTAATATCAGCCCCATCATAAGCACACTCTGTAAATGTGTTTATGGTGGAGCTGGAGGGATTCGCACCCTCGTCCAGTATGTCTACCATAATTGTCGTCAACGACTAATTCTTATAAGTTTAAACCTTTACCGCCAAAATTTGGATTAACGGTAGTGTCAAAACTCTTATATAAAATACAAGTTTCAGTACCATCTGGTTTCTGTATTGAAACCATTTGTTCAGTAGAGGCAGGTTTTACCCACATTGTAACTACATATG